GGGTAAACATTCGTAGGTGTTATGATATAGGTAACGTAGCTTTCGCTTAGTCTAGTCAATAAAGGCTTTTGCAAGCCCGCCACTTTAGTGGTGGGTTATTGACCCCCACTTTATTTTATTTTAACGACACAATTATTTATTAAATATAACCAATTTTGAGGATCATCAGATGGTGCTTGTTTTTCATTCAAAACATCATCTTTATCATACATCATATATACATTAACACCATCAAAATTTTCAGCTATGTTTTCAATTTCTTCTTTTGTTACATCTTTATCAAAACAAAATATTAAATCAACTCCAAGTGACATTAATTTATTTTTTTGAATTCTGCTTATTTTTTTTCCTCCAGTAGAAACACAATTATAATATCCCATAGTAAATAATTGCATAACACCTTTTTCTGCTTCTAAAATATAACAACAACCTTTTTCTCTTATATGCTCTAATGATTTATTCAATCCATATAAAACCTTAGATTTAGCATATCTTTCAAGTGCTATATATTTATTTTCTACATTTCCATATTCAAAAATTCTACCTTTAACTCCTACCAAATTACCTAGTTCATCTCTAATTGGAATCGTAATACGATTTGTTTCATCATCATATCCAATTTCAAATAACTTTTGTACTTCATAGGATATGTTATCTCTTGCAAACATATCATTTACATATGGTTTGTAATATGTTAATATTTTTTCACTAATAGGTTTTAATTTACAATCTTCTTCAACATAATCTCCAGACTTCATGTCATATAGCATTTGTAACATTTTTAAACTTTCTGGAACGTCATCTTCATTTTCCATTTCATAATAATCTAAGCCTAAAATATCACAAATATATTTAATACATTGAAATAAATTTAATTGTTTATTATAACAAACCAGATCAATTATACTCGTGTAATCATTTGATTTATTGTATCTTATATCACGAGTATAATTGATACAATTTAAATATTCATTGTTATAAACCACTATACTTGATTTATTGTCCCCATCATAATTACCACAAGTAAAATATCCATCATATTTTTTAATTGAATGGCATCCTATTTGTGACAATATATATTCAACTTTATCATTTTCATATATGTATTGTTTTAATCGTTTTATATCCACACATATGCCTCCTATTTTTTCTTTCTTTTTGAAGGCTTATCTGTTGTAATGCTATGATCCGCTTTTACTAACACTCCTATGTTTTCCCATGTATTATAATCAAGATTTACATTAAATAACATTATTGAACTTTTGTTACCACCTCTATTTTTATCAACCTTAACTCCGTAATAAATTTTATTTGGATTTAAATTTTCATATACAGCTTCACCCCAACATCCAATAGGAATATATTTGTATTTATAATATTCATCAACATGAAGTCTTTTACCTAATGTTAAATGATCTGCTACATGTTTTATTTGTTTAGCATTGGCTATGAAATTACTATTTAAATCAAAAACATCAGCATTCACTGCATCATCTGTAAGCTGAAAAACAGCATATAAAAACATTTGTAATTCTTTCATTAATTCTTTAAGTTTTGTGGCAGTTTGTTTTACTGTTTGCCAATCATCAGTACCATAACCCTTTAATGTATCATAACCACCATATTTAATACCATATATTGCTTGATGTTTTTTGAATTCAAATTCTAGTGCTGTGTCTGAATAATCATCTCCAACGTCTTTAAAAAATAACTGTGTTTCTCTTTTACTATCAACCCATTTTGCAACTTCTTGAACCAATCTATATTCTTTAGAATGTTTCGCAACCCTTTTTATGTATTCATCTTCACTCTCTAAAAAATTACCATCATCATCAATATGTCTATATATAAATTCACCTGTTATATCATCTTTATAAAGACCTAAAACTATCTCTCTTTCTTTTTTAAATATATCAACACCATGTATTTCTTTAAACTCCTTATTGTTTAATACAGTAGTTATTAAACAACTTCTTAAATCTTCTTCATCCATTTCATTACTTGCAAGAAAAAACTTTTCATTTTTAATCATGGTAATATATGCTGCTAACATCATTAACTTTCTTGTCTTTCCTTCATTTGAAAGCAAACCATCAAATACCACTTTACCAAGTCTACAACCTCTAAACATTTCATTAAACATATGCCAAGATATTGTTAATCCCATTTGTGGCTTAATTAAATAACTTTCAACTTTTTCACTCATACCACTATTTAAAACAGCACTTTCTTTGTTGCAAAGAATTACTGTGCTAATTTTATCCGCTCCGGCTTTAATGGTTTTATATACTTGATCTGCTGTCATGCTTTGAAATTTAGGGTGTTTAACCATCTTTTGAATTGGATAACCTTTGCGATAATATTCTCTAACAAGAGAATATTTTTTAACTGTCTCAAAATAATTGTCTACATCATTTACATCACAAATTTCCATTATTTTTTTAATTGTTTCATACCTACCATAAACTGAATATGTTTTAAATCTATCAGAATCTTGTGACATAAATGTATTTACTTTAAATTCATCAACTGTTTGAGAAAATGTTTTATACATTAATTCAAAACAATCATAATAAAATTTCATTGCTTCATCAGCAAAATCATATTTACTTCTTATAAAATGACCATATTTTATGTATAAATCCGGTTCTTTATAAAAACAACCAACAAGTAACATTTCATTTTGAACGTTTATTAAAAGTTCTTTTAAATCACCTAAATCATTATTTGCGATAAAATCGCCCCCTTATTATTTAAATTAACTCATCTAATATATCTTCTATACTATCATTGTTACTATTATTTAAATTATTTATATTGTTTCGATAAAGCACATCTGTTATAGTTATACTTTCTTTTATATTTTCATTTTCTGCCGATGATATTTTTTGTTTATCCAACCAACTAAGATAACTATCATACATAGATATAATAATTGCCAAATCATAATTTAATCTAAGATAACCTTCCATTTCATTTCCTTTGCTTACATTTCTTTGATAAATTTTATCTAAATATTTTGATTTTCTAATCCACATATCATACATATGTTCTGGTGGTATTGGTTTATTTAACCCTTCTAATTTACCATTAAAAATATTTGACATTTTTATAAAAAAATGTTTTGGTAATTTTGGTATACTATATTTATCCATTAAATAATCAAATAAAATTCTTCTATCAAATTTTTGTTTTTGTGTAGATTTTTTAGGCATCTGCATTCCTTCTTTAAATATTAGATTATATTGTATAAGCCAAGATATATATCTTGACTTATACAACTTTTATTATTAATCTATTTACTTTATGTTTATTTCCATTCATTTGCAATTTCTAAAGCCTTTTTAATCACATCAATATTTGTTACATTTTTAAATGTTACTGGTAAACCTTTTTCTCTTAATTTTGCCTTAATTACTTCTTTATCTTGTGTTTTTAATGATTTTAATTTGCTTATCAATTCTTCTTTTAATTTTTCTAAATCATCATTACCATTATTTATATTTTCATTTATAGTTTCATCATTTACTTCTTCTCCAAGAACTTCCTTTTCAGTTTCTTTTAACTCTTTTTTAATTGCATCATACAATCTATTCTGAACAACAACATCATTATGATCTTTAGTTCTATCAATTACTTGTTGAAAAGCAAATAACGATGGATCTTCAACTATTTCACCATTTTTATATGTTTTAGTTCTATCTTTAATAATATGTGCTTTTACCAATTCAGGATTGTCTTTGTCTCTAAACAATCTTATTTCTGTTTTTACATTATATCCCATTTCTTTAAAACCTTCAGGAATTTTTCTACCAGTTGAAATATATGTAATTTTTCCATCCGAATCTTGTACAGAGATTTTTTCATCAGTTTCTCTTGCTGTAATAATATAATGAAGACCACTTCCAGTAAGAGTTAGAACTAAATCCTGACCCTTAAATTTAATAGTATTATGATCTTTAAGTTCAAGTGAAGCCCCTTCTATCTTAACAAATTTTTCTTCACCTAACAACCCATCTCTTTCTGCTCTAATTTTTGCCCTCTTCTTGCTAAATTCAACCAAACCCTGTTTTACAGATAAATTCAAAACAGAAGTTCCATCTACAACAATTGCATCAGGTACAAATTGTTCTCCATCAGCGTCTAAAATCATTACATCAGTTTCATTTCCATCTTCACCAAGTTCATAAAATGGTTCTTTATTAGTTGCTCTTTTAATGTAATCATTAACTTCTTTTAACGATTGTGTGTAAACTATATATAAATTATCTAAATTAATACCATCGTTTTCAATGCCTTCTAACATATCATCTATAGAACCTGATTCTGCATCTAAATATAATACTCTAAATGGTTTACCATCAGGTCTTTTTAAATATAAAAGTTGTGAGGCTATTGTACTTTTACCTGTACCTTGCTCACCATATAACAACATTTGAATTTTACTTTGTACTTTACTTCCTTTTCTAGCTACTGCCATATATTACCATTACCCCCTATTTTTTATTATTTTATTTGTAGAAGAATGGTATTATTTACCATTCTTCATCATCAACATCATTAACATCACTATTAGAACCCCAATCTTCTTGAGCACTTGCTGATTGATTTAATTTTTGAATAGCTTCTTCTATAAGTTTTTCAGAATAGGTTGTAGTATCAACAGTTTTACCCTTAGCTCCTGTGATAACCAAATCTCTACGAGTAGGACTAACAATTCTTTGTGTTGGGTCACTTTCACCCCAAGTGTCATCATCTTCTTCAACTTCATCAACATTTTCTGTCACTTTAATATAACCATGTACTTGTATAGCATTATATGGCTTTAATTTTTTCTTAAACATATTAGCTAAAGATGCATCTTCAATAATAAACTCTGTGTCTTCAATTGAATCATATGTAATAATTTTAGCCTTTACAACAAAATGATCTTCTACTTTATCAATTCCCATATACACAATTTGTTGACGAAAATCTGCTTTTACTTCAAATTCATCATCTGAAAAATCAATATCTTTTGAACACAAAGACATTTGTTGGGGAACAAATTTTATTGTGCGTTTCTTTCCACCATCTTGTCCTTCATAACTACTAAATTCAATTTTTCCTTGTGCAAAAATACTCATTCCATCTTCTAATACATCATGTATTTTTTCACATGCATCAAAATCAGTTAATGTTTCTTTGATGTTTTTTCCTTCATCATCTTTTGTGAGACCCAATCTTATGCCAATTAAACTATAACCTTCTTTATTAAAATCATTTCTTTTACTCCAAGCTACTTTTTCTACCACAGTTTTCCCATCTTTGTTTGCAGAAAAATACACATCATCTCTAACCATTCCATTTAAATTTAAATACACTGATTTATTTGGCTCAATTTCCAATCCAAAATTAATTGATCTCCAATCCTTACCTGTTTTTGTTTTCTTTTCAGTATAGAAATTCTCTTTTTCAACTCCATTTACAATACCTCTAATTTGAAATAAACCTTTAGTTTCCTGTAAACCATGTTTTGTATCTGCCATTAACATCTCTCCTTAAATTTATTTATTTTTCGTAAATTAAAAATCTATTTGAATGGCATCAAATATATTAATTAAAACAAAATTTCATTAATATATTAGATACCAGAATATAGGATGTTAAAATATAATTTATATAATCGTGGCAAACCACGTTGAAAAATATTACATATAACAACCACTACTTCATTTTCTTTAATCTATTTTGATTTAATAAAGAATTAATTCTTTTAATGTCACCATTCTCTATCATATGTATACTTTTTGTCACTATAGCATTTATTACTGTTTTTTCTTCTTCAGTTATTATTTCTCCAAAGTTAAACATTAAATCACCCCCCATTAATAATTTACTCGTCTTTTACAGATTTACAAGTAATTTCATATGGATTTAAAATAGGATCACCAATACAAAAAGGTTGAATTGGATTAGACGGTGTCGATGGTGAAACCAAAGATATACTGGGTGTATATGTATTATCATTCTCTTCTTCTGTTTCAGTTTTGACGCTCACACAGGGCAAGCCCTGTGGATTCTTGGGTAGTAGTCTCTATTGAGACTAAATTTACCAAGCTATTCCCGTACGTCCTACGGTTCTTTGCCTTTCATCCAC